GAGCTGCTCTTATTTGAGCTGGTCTAATCATTTGAGCAAATGCAGCTTGATTAGCTACGTTACGTCTTATATTTTCTGCAAGTGTATTAGCCATAGTAATACCACCAGTCTGATATCCTATTCTACCACCATCACTAAGATTGTATCTAGCTACAAATGCATCTCTGCCTGCATCATCTAGTTGAGAATACTCTTTGTCAAAACTAAAATAATTATCAAAGTAGGTTCTCATTTTCACACCTACGTTTTCTTTTCTTCTAGCTAAATATTCTTCTTTTGTTTCACCTTCTTGTTGAGGTGGTTCTTCTTTTACAAATGCATCATATATGTATGACGCTGCACTAGTAAGACCACCAAATACTATTCTATCTTGAATTGAAGGTGGTAGATCTTTTAATATTGGAATATTACCAATTGTTGCATCTGATATTCTTTTAACACCTTCAAAACCTTTTCTTGCATCGTCTGCTGTCTTTGCAGTTTCTGCTGCTTCTCCAGATTGAAATAAACTTCCCAGTGCTCGTGTTTTTTCTGTATCTAATGGTGATGAAAATCCAAAATCTCCAAAAACATTTTCTGCACCTCCTAATTTTCTAACACCTGATCCAAATGCAAAAGTAGCGGCACCTTGTTTAAGTGCATCACTGATACTACCTCTTTGATCAAATCTACCTATGCCTCTCATCAACGCTGCGGTCTTTGGTGAAAAAGGTGCAACGAATGGTGCAGCTTTAACTGCAACATCTGCTAATTCATTTGGTATTAATTTTCTAACTCTATCTTTAATTTTACTACCCAGACCATATTGTTCTCTTGGAACTATACTTGTTATCCCACCTTTATTACGTAGCTGTCTTGGCATTTTTGCTCTATTAATCATATATCTTAAATGTTGTTTATTTTAAAAAGGCAGGGATTTCACCTGAATTTGCATTATTACTAGTTTTTTACAAGTAAATCAAGACTATGTTGTAACCTCTCTCGGCTTAGATTGTAAGGCCGAAAGCACTACATGTAGTCTATTTGCTGTTGCTGCAGTCACTTTTAGTATCTCACTTTCCTCTAATACCAAAGGTGCTGATAATAATTCTGTTGTGCCATTGGCAGATATGGACTTTGTCTTAAATAAACTAAATACATTTGAGCTAGTGTCTGTGATAGTCACTGTAATAGTGTCTGCATTTCCAGAATCTTCTGATACTATAATTGACTTAACAATAGCAGTTGTTGCTGTTGGCACTGTATATAGCGTCGTCTCTGATGTAGTTGTTAGATCTACCTTTTTATTTACAAATGAATTAGCCAAAGAAAAAAGCCTCCGCCTCTGACTCGTCTTTTAAATCTTGTTGATACGTAGTATTTAATTTTTGAACAATACTATCTACGTCTCTAACAAAAGATTGTTGTAGTTGTTGATCATAATATTCTGCTGGTTGTGTCAGCGCTTGTACTATTCTAGCCACGTTTTTTAACTCCCTTAATTTTTTTCTTATTTAATGATGCATAAAAAACTTGTTCACCACGTTTCTTACCATATTGTTTTTTCATAGACTTCATTATCTTTTTACCTTTTTTATTTAATGGCATTATCTTCTACCGTCCGGTTGATAATCTATTCTAAATGTTCCTAGCTTCCAAAACTGGCTTGTGCTAGTATTTTCTATTTTTAAAGATATTTCTCTAGCTCTTGCACGTGTATCTATTTTAGTTGAATTACTAGTGATTGTAAATGGACCTAATGTAGAACTAGCTTTTGTTTGATTTGGAAAATCTTTTAAATTTAATGTTACTCTTGCATCACCTGTTTGTGCTAAAAAATCTGGTATGACTCTTCTAATCTTCATCATAAACTCACCATCACCAGCTAAACCTTGTTGACCAATATCAAAACTACCAGATTCTATATTTGCTGTGATAGCAGTAGTTTGTCCTAACTTAACTTGATTTAAACCTGTCTCATGTTCGTAATATGTTGATGCACCATCTGTGTTACCATGAACATAGTTAACATCAGTGTCTGCTGTTTCTGCACTTGAGTCATATTCTGTTGCATGTGGTTTACCAAATATAGCAGAGTCTTCCCACGCTGTTCTTGCTAATGTTCCTGTTGTCCATACTGGTCGCTCGGGACTTGAGTCTAGATAATTATATGCTACCATTCTGTTTACAACACCAGAGCCAGAGTTTGGATAGAACCAAATAACTTCACCAAACAAATTGTTTAGTCCAGCGTTAATGTGTTGTTTAGGTGTAGTATTAATATCGTCAAACACATGATCCTCAACTAAACATGGTAATGATTCTAATTTACCTGTGTATCTAAAAAAACCGTTTTCTGACATCCAATAAGCTGTGCCATCAACTTCAACAGCTGCGTTCTGTCCAATAAGTCCACAGTTTGTACCAACCTGTTGAAATGAGAATGTAAATGGTGGACCAACAAAACGCATGATAAATAATGCAGTATCTGTCCATATGTAAATTGCATCACGACCTCTGATAGCTCCAACAAGTTTAGATCCATCTGCAAGTCTTTGTGTACCCGCTGTGTTGGTCGCTGAGGGTGTGTAGGTATTAATATCCTCTTGAGAAGAGAATCTTATAAACATTGGATCTTGTGTAGATTTAGTTCCTATAGTTGTTTCTGTACCAAAAAATATTAAGTGACGGTCTGGAGTAGATACTAAACTAAACGCAGAAGCTGTTGGTGCACCTGTTATAATAGTTGCTCTAGTGTTATTAGCTCCCGTAGGATTAGAGTCCCACTCAAAACTTTCTCCACCATTTATGGTTGCTATAAGTTTATTACCTAAATTATCTAATGACCACAAACCTGGTGCAGTTACAATATCTCCTGATGCTGCAGCGTTCCATGCAAAAAAGTTTGATGCATCTGTAACTGTTGCACCTGATGAATGAGTTGCTGCTGTTGTGCCTGATGCTCCTCTAGTTAAACCAGACAGGGTTCCACTATTGTCATTACCTGTATAAGTAATTAATTCATTGTCTATCAATACTGTACCTGATGATGGAAATGAAGATGAGCTGGCCATTGTTAAACTTGTAACACTAGCGTTTATTGAAGATGATAATGTAGATGTAAACTGACCTGCTTGTTGCCCGCCCCATGATCCAAGACTCCAACCTGTTGATGCAACCTCTACCGCTGGTCCTACTGAATAATAATGTTGAACTCTAATACCACCAGATGTTGATGCACCAGACCCTGATTCGTTTGATTCCATTTCTATTGTTAAAGTTGTGTCTGTTGGTATTGATGTTACCATAAATTTTTTATCTGTAAAATCACCAGATCCAAAATCAGAATTAGTTATGGATGTAAAAGTATCTAATAATATTATGTCAAATTTATTTATATTGTGTGCTGATGCAAAAGTTAACGTTACAGTCTTTGATCCGTTAGTTGTAGAAAAAGCATTTGACAATGATGTAGTAGATTTAATAGGGTGTATATCATAAAATATACCACCAGAGTATGCGTACAAAATTCTGTTTGTACCTAAGATAGCATATTTAATACCTGAAGTATTTACAAAGTGATGAATAGCAGTTGCTCTGCCTGTAATTTGAACAGACCCTAATTGAGACCAACCCCCTATTTTTTCTGGTGTGCCATATCTAAAACGAACATTATCGCCGTCAACCCATTGGCTTTCTCCACCTGTTGATGTGACTTGTTTATTAAATCCAGGTGCAAATTTTACTTTTTGCAACATAATAAATTACCTATGGTTTAGTTGGCCAAGTAACATTGTTACATTTTTCAACAGTATCCTTACCGCTAGGTAAATCTCTAAGTTCCTGTCTGTATGTTTTCATGTCATCTGACATAGTAACATCAGATAAAGCATAAAAATCTGTTTCAGCTAATAATCTATTTCTTTTAGATCTAAGATTAGATTGTGCTCTTCCTAGGGCACCATCTGCCCATGCTTTCTCTTCAGCATCTCTAGCAGCTTCCTCTTCTGCTGTAAACTGAACTATATTACCGTTTATATTGTGATACCTTGGCATTCTTAATTATCTATCATATTAATTAATTCCATACAAGACTATATCTCCAGCGTCTATATTACCTGAACTCATCTTAAATTGAACCGCATCTATAGCTGAAGTAGTGTTGAAATAACCTGCTGTATAAGCATTTAATTCATATGGATCTCCAGTGCCAACACCCACCACACTAGTGTTAGATATATAATGTTTTACAAAAGTTGTAGAAGATGGATTAAATAAATGCAAATAACCTGAACCGCATTCATCATTAGCTGTTGATATATTATACCCTAAAATTTGATCCCCTGTGCTTTGTGCTAATCTACCACCCGATATTCCTAATGCTACTTCTGTTGCATTGTCTGCTTCATTATGTGCTGCATGAAAATAAGTTGAAGTTTTAGTAACATTATAATTTGAACCAGTGTCTATGCTTCCATTAAAACCAAAAGTTGTTGATGCTTCTGATGGGTGTATGTTTTTAAAAGTAAATAGGTATTCTTTATAAGTATCATCTAATACAACTGAACTAGAACCATCAACAAATGATAAAGTAGAAGAACTAGAAGCCGTTAGTTTTTTAATAAATGTCATAGAACCTAATGCTGTTGTAGTGCCAACTACAGTTGCTGATCTAAGTGCTCTATTATTTAATGTAACAATACTCATTAGCTATCTTTTATTCCATAAAGTTTTATTGTGCCAGAATCTATATTACCACTCGACATTTTAAATTGAAATCTTGTTAAAGCAGTTGTTGTATTAAAATAACCAGCTACAAAACTACCAATTGATTCATTATTATCTGAATATATACGTGTTCTTGCTATGAAATGTTTTACAAAAACAGAACTATTAGGTTCAAAAATATAAAGTTCGCCAGATGAACCCTCATCAGCAACACCGGCACCAATACCTTCTCCTAATGGTTGGAATGAAGTTCCATTTGCCTGATCTGTTGCAGTTCTATAACCTATTCCATGACCTGAACCACCTTCATTATTATATGCTCTAAAGTGAGTAGATGTAATAGATAAATTATAATTTGTATTTGTTCCCGTATCACCTTGAAATGTAAGCCTATTGTTACTTGTATCAGTTCCTGGGTGAATATTTATAAATTTAAAAAGATAAACAGGATATGTGCTATCAATTCCACTTGTAATAGATATTGTAGAGCTACTACTAGCTGTCGTAGTAGATATTAAATTTATAGCACCACTGGGTACACCGCCTAGTGCTGTAACATTAGTTATACTATTATTGTTATATTTAACTAACGCCATATAATTTTATTGTTCCTGCATCTACATTACCACTAGATGCTTTAAATCTAAATCTTGTAATTGCTGTTGTTGTATTAAAATATCCTCCAACATAACCAACTAAAGATAAATCATTTTGATGTGCTTGTTGCATTGTTCCCATAAAATGTTTTACAAATGTTGTATTTGAGGGATCAAAAACATGTAAAAAACCACAAGAACATTGGTCATTATCTGTACCGACATCAACTCCAAAATGTTGAAAAGACGTTGATTGTGATAAATCTCTGCTATCTTGATAAGATAAAGATCCACCGCTACCAGCTTCAGGATTTTCACATAAAAAATATGACGATGTAATTGTTCGATCGTAATCTGTATTAGTACCTGTATCAGCTTGAAAAGTAAATTCTGCACCATCTGTTGCAAGGTGTATATCAAAAAATTTAAATATATATTCTTTGTAAGTAGAATCTATCCCTGAAGTAATATCTATTGTAGAACTACTAGATGCAGTTGTAGTAGATATTAAATTTAAAGCACCACCAGAGATACCTGCAGGTATACTTGTAATCGCTGACAATGAGTTGTTATTGCAAACTACTATTGACATGTTACACTCCCATCAATGCTTTTATCTCGTCATCATCTAATCCAAGATCTTTTAGTTTTTGTTTACCTGATGCTTTTTTATTTTCTGCTGTTGTTTCTGCATCTTTTAACTCTTGTATCTTTGCATTAACATCAGCTTCACTTGGCATCGTTGCACCATCTTTAATAATTTTAATATATTTATATTGCATACGATCCTTGTCAGGAATTTTATTTCCCTCGTCATCGTGTGTTTTCCAACCATACCACATACCACCATTAAATGTAGTAAGTGCATCTTGTAAATAATCTCTAGCCATAATTTATCTCCTACGTATCTGCTAATCTTATAAATGTAAATGTTAATCCATTTGATGTTGTGCTACATTCAAATTGAGTTCCTGAAGCAATACTACCAACACTAA